CAAAATTCAATTTTTGCGCCTTGTGCCGCATCTTCTATTGCTTCATTATAAGCGTCTTTCTGAATCTGCCCAATAACTTTTATCGCTTCTTCTTTGGTAACTGCTGACAAGAAGCCTTTATACTTGTTGTATATTTGCTCTGCTGTTTTCATAACTTCACCTCAATTCTTAATTCTGCTTCTTCCATGATTATTTCCTTTTATATTCTATTGACAATAGTCTATCTATTTCAGCAGCAATTAAAGCACCTGCTTTCTGCAGTTCACGAATACGATTTCTGGGACATGGCTTCCACCATTTAGTTAACCAATATTTTGGCCACATTGGAGATGGAGGTATTTCATAACCATCTCTGATTCTGTCTTTCATGAATGGAGTAAAAGCATAAGCTGCCGCTGCTGCTGCTAATTCATTTTGATCACATTCTTTGTCGTGTTCAGCCGTCCATCCTTCAACTTCAATTTGTCTTTGCCTTTCTTCGGCAATTAATTCAATTCCTGTTTTCATAATCCTAAAGCTTTATTAATTACTTCTTTGTTTCTAGTTCTCCATCCCGTTACAAGTGCCGTCATACCCTCTGCTCTTGGGTCTGTTTTTTCGATTTGTGCCATATTCCCCTCTAAGACACACAAATCCTTGTCTGTCTCGAGAAGTGCTTTAAGCATTTCAGGTGCCGCTGCGATAAGTTTGTCGTTAGCACATGCTTCATTTTTTGTTGGTTTATTTAACGTCCTGCAAATAAGGTCCTGTTGCGCCCCTGTTGAATCTGTTAAAACTATCCATTCCTGTTGCGCCCCTTTAAATTCTTCCATAATTTATTTTATTATTTTGTTTTATTCACACAATCTGGCATTTTTGTAAAACTTTCAGTACATCCATATAGACAATTAATATCACATTGTTTCGACGGATAATTCCAAAAACCCAATTTCCCCTTAATATCCAAAATAGGTTTTTCAAAAAGGATTGGATCTTCGAGTACCCAGTTGTAGATTTTCTTATCATATTTTATTGGAAACCCAAACTCGTCAAACTCTATCGGTTCAGACTTCTCTGCCCAAATACTTGGGTGATTAACAACACAATCTACTATTTTGACACTGCCTACTATTGCACCTGTTTCGCATTTACTCCAATCTGTACCGGATTTTGATATTTTACGGAGAAAATTGTCTATAACTCCGGCAAGCGGAGAATTCCAAAAGTTTGCCGATTTTGCACTTGCATGAATTAATATTCTTTCCCCGATATATTTTTGAGGACATTTCCACGTGCGGTTTTCTATATCTTTAATTCCTGTGCAAATCAAAGAAGCATATGGTTGTTTTACGCTGATCGTTTTCATAATTCTGTTTTTATTTTCTAGCTTGTTTGACTATTTCAATTAAAGTTTTAAGACATTCTAAACTAGCTTCTTCATAAGAAGAGAAATCTTCATCCCACAAAACATCTAAAGTATCATGTGGCATTTGTATATGCCATTGCCATGATTCTTGACTTACTGAAGTAATTGCAGAATGAAGACTATATACTTCTCTAAACCAATTAAAAGATTGTTGCCATAGAGGTGCATTAGTATGAAAATCTTCTGGTATAGTAATATATTTTCCAGCGTTATAGTTAGAATACATAATTTCTAATTTAACAACAGTACTACATAAACTTTCTATATAATATCCAAAACATTCTTCATCAAAACCTAACTCTTTAAGTTCTAATGCTGACTCATATGGAATAAATTGTTCTTCTATTTTATTCATAACTTAATTATTTATTTTTTCCCCTTTGATGCTCCATAGAAATATGTAATTATTACTACTAAAGTAATAACATCAATAATAAAAGAATGTGCCACTAACAATGAAAATAGAATATTCAAACCAATAGCTACAACTAATACTAGTGCTGTAGCTAAATCAGAAAGAATACTCTGAATTGTTGTTTCTTTGTGAATAATATATGAACCATGTCTCATGTCTGTAATATAATAATATCTCATTTTATGTAAATTTATAATGTCTCTAATTCATGTTTTAATTCTTCTACTCGAATAACAAAACGCGTTTCTATAAAATCAAGACCATAAACTTCTAAAGCGTTATATATAGCTTTTTTATGTTCATATGGATCTTCTGATTTTAAACCTTCAATACCTTTTCTTAATAGACGTATTTTTCTTCTAAGCTCAACAGCTTTTCTAAATTTAGCTGATAGTATGTACATTTCTATAATTTATAAAATATTCAAATAAAGACATCTTATTAAAAGATATTCTTTTATCACTTCTGCTTGTAGGCGCATACTTTTGCTCAACAGCATCAATATACATTGTAAATGTAAAATCATCTCCCATATAACATTGATTCCATCTTTCGGGATCAATCATTGACTCTACATTTAATTGTTCCAAAGCTAAATTGTCAAAAGATATTAAAAATTTTCCTAAATATGGTTTTAAATTATTTTTCCACTTCAGTATATTCTCAGCTACTTTTGAATTTAAATATAACCTTCCTCTACCAAATGTTTTATAGCCTAAAATAAGAACTTTGCAATTATCAAGTTCATTTAGAGTATCTAATATACTAATATCATGTACTCCAGCTATAACATGGTAAACAATATTGTTACTCAAAGATTTTAGTTCTTTGATTTTCTCGAAATCATCTCCATTTATAGAAATACCAAGACCTTTAATTAGATCTTCTTCTAATAATGTTTCGATTGTAGCAAAATGTTTCTTTAAATGCATTTGATTAACTGTCATATTACAGATTAATCCTTTAAATTGACACCATATAAGAAATTCTAAAAGATCTGGATGGTCTAAAGGATTTCCTCCACCTATGGCTAACTCAACTCCAGCAGGTAATGAGATTAATACTTCTTTTAATTTTTCTAAATCTGCATGCTTACCTTTTACAGTGGAAGATTCATGACAAAATTTACATCCCATATCACAATAGTTCGTAATTTTTATGTCTAAAGATTCAGGAAAATATGGGGTAGGAATATCTTCATATTCTCTAATTTTTGTGCCATCTTCAAAAATTGACACTGTTGTATTACCATTTCGGTAATGTGCTAATAATTTATTTTTAACTATCATATCCATAACTACAGATTATATTCAGTACTGTTCCGTCTTCTAATGTGTGTTTATTATAATCGACATCTAAATCATAACAAAATTGATGATAATTTTTACAAATATCACCTTCATACGCTTTATAAAATTCTTCTAATTTAGTATTTCCTATATATACTAATTCACCCTTCTTCCACTTTGCTAGTTCTTCATCAGTACAAACAACTAAACTATGTGTGGAACTACTATTAGTTTCAAATATTCCTAATCTTACTTGTATCATTTTTAGTGATTATCATTATCAGTTTCAAAAGATGAATCTTGACAGAAAAGAAAATTTTCTAAATTTCTTTCTGATGCAAATATTTCTGAAGCTTTATATATACTTTGATGATCAATATATCCAAAATCAGGAAATTCATCATTCTTTAATAATTCTACTAATGCTTCATAGTAATATTGATTACCTTCACTGTCTTCATAAACTAATTCAACTCCTTTTAAATTCTTTTTTAAAGTTTCATTTAATAAATCTAAATCTTCTTCTGTGCTATAATTTACAGCAAATGTAAAAGCATAAGATACTTTGTCAAAGAAGCGGCTGTAAGACTCTTGTATCCAACCATAATCTCCTGAACATACTGTAAATTCTCCTTTTATATCTTTAGGGATAATAAATTCTCCATCTCCAATTGTTACACTGTGTGTACTGCTACTATTTGTTTCAAATACACTTGTTCTAATTTGTGTTACCATTCTATGTTTGATTCTCTAAACATTATACTATCATCTTCTGCTTTTAAAATTAAATCTTCTAATACTTCTATACATCCTTTTAAAGACATATCTTCCTCAAAAAAATAACCTTCATCTTCGTCATACATACCAAAACTCTCTTTAATTTCTGTATATATTATTTCATATTTACATTGTTCTTTTAGTAATTGAAATAATTCATTTTTATTCTGTTCTGATATATATGCATCCATTACAGCGTGAATAATCATAGAAAACTTTTCTTCATAAGTTTTACACTGCATTATCCATCCCGCATCCACTGCGGTCGATAATTTATATAAATTTTCATAGTGTAATCTTCCATTTTCTACTAAATCATCTTGTTTTTTTATTGTAAAAGAATGGGTACTTGAGGAATTAGTTTCAAATACACCTGTTCTAATTTGTTTCATTTTATTTGTTATTAAAATAACTTCAGAATCACAATAGACTCTGAAGTTATATTTATTATATAATGTTTTCTTTAATTAAAATATCTTTAATCTTGTCTATTAAGTCTTGGATAGAGCCATCATTATCAATGATATAATCCCAATCTTCATAATTATCTAGAGCTGTTTCAGAAAGATGTTCAGTAATATTATTTACTTTAATGTATTCACTTCTATTTACATACATATCATCCTGTATTTTAATTTTCTCTCTATTAACTCTTATTAACATTCCTTCTTTAGCTCTTATTACATCAGCTTCATTAGGAAATCTAACATCTGAAATGATCCAATTAGGATATTTAATATGATCACTGAGAAGATATTTTGGCTCAAGTAATTTATCACTTAATACAAGGTCTTTTCTGTAATCTGCCATTGTAGCATTTACCCAAATATTAGGATGGATTACTTTACGACCACAATCTGTTCCTAATAATTGTAAAAGTAATCTAGGAGTAAGAGCAACTAATTCTTTTTCTTTAGTGTAACCATCATAAGTAGTATAGGGATACATCTTTCCTTTTTTATCTTTATAATACCACCACTCTTCTCCTAATTCTTTTTCTTTGAATTCCCGATCTTCTAATTGTTCTCTTGTACAGTTAAGTAAGATACATACCATATCTTTTAACTTATCTGCAAATTTTACAATTTTAAATCCAGATTCTGCACTTACATCAATGATAAGTTCTCCAATATTATTGGACCAATAATATTCTCCATATTTTAAATTAGGAGTACCATTAGGTTTATATTTAGCAATTAAATATTGAATAATATATGCTATTTCATCCTTTCCAGAACCTATTTTTCCACTTATTCCTATAATCATATTTTATTCTTTTTCAAAATTAATCTCTAAAAGAATATATAACATCTCACACTGATGTTCATTTAATTCTAAACAATATTTTGTTACTTTCATTTTATTTTAATCCTAATAAATAATTGTATTTGTGAATGCTATCTACAAAAATTGGAACATATTTACCTAAAAAACCATTAGGTCTAATAAGTACTTTTTCTCCATCATAGTAAATATAAAAACCTCTCTTTTTAAATTTCTTGATTTGACATCTTAAATCTAAAAATTCTACTTCATTTAAACTACCATATGAAGAACCATCAGGACCAAAAACTTCAATAGTTTCAGGTGGTATGACTTTTACTTTTATTGTATTCATACTAATGTTTGATTTTAACAATTCTTGTACCAAATATACCCTTTTTAAGTTTATAATCTAAACCTTCTAAAAAGCTACTTAATTTTTCTTCTTTTGGAATAAGTTCTTCTCTTAGTCCTTTAACTGTTCTATCATACCAATTTATTTCAGATTTTCGTTCTTTATTTATTTCACTTACCTTTGCAGAATATTCTTTTTCTAATTCTTCTGCTTTAGATTTATACCAAGCTTCCCATTCAGATTCAAATTTTACACTTTGTTGTATATCTTCTCGAATTGACCATCGTATTTCCTCTTCAATATCTGAAAAATTAACATAAGTATCCTTAGTTTTATTTATAGATGAGATCATATTACCTACATTATCAGTTATATTATTAACTAAATCACTAAAAATAAAATTCCGATATCCATGATTTTCACTCCACGTGAATATACTAAAATTAATACTACAATATAAGTCTTTGTCTGAGATAATAGGTGTTTTTATAATAACTTTAGACTGATTTATTAACTCTTCAACTTCTTTTTGATGATTATTAGCTTCTTTTTCACTTCTAGTTTTTTCTTCACTTAGAAGATTTTCTAATTCTTTGATTCTATTTCTTAAAGAATCATATTCTGAAATATCAATTGTAACTTGTGCCATTGTTTTTTTTTATTTTACCACAATATTATATTGTAATTAATTCCTAGTCCTACATAAGGACCGTAGCCTATATTATTAGTTCTTAAATTATATATTCCTCCAAAACCTGTTTGAAAAGAAATTCCAAATCTTTTTTGTTTAGGAACAGATACCTGATAAACTCTTAAATCAGATGTAGTTGTATAAGGGTTTAAATTAGTAACAATTGCATAAGGTATTCCTTGTTTAAATAAAGTTTTACCTTCATATCCAATTATTAAACTATATTTATTTTTTACTTTTAAATCAAAATAAGAAAATCCTTTATTAAATCCATATATAGAATTTATCCATTCATTATTTATTGTATCTAATAATACAGATTGAGAAAATATTAGTGTATCTCCACCTATAGGATAATATTGTTTAATAGTATCCGTATAATGTGTTTCAGATTCTAATATTAAAGCAGTGTTTAAATCTTGAATTTTCTTATCCTTATTCTTTATAAGTTTTTGTAGTTCAAGATTATTTCCCGTTAAGTTCTTAATAGTTAAAAAATCAGATTTTTTATCTGTTTGCATGACTTGTATTTTAGCCACGTTTAAAGAATCTTTATTTTTCCAAGTCTTAAGTGTATCACTTATCGCATTATAAAGTTCAACTTGTTCTTTAAAGTTGGACTTACTCTTTTTGGACTGATTATAAAAAATAATTGCCACACTTAATAGTGCAGCAATTACTATAATCAAAATAATATTTAATTTATTCATTGTTTCTATTCATAATCTCGTACAACTTGAAAAATTGGTTGTTGTGGAACTCCATCTTTTGACCACTCAAAAAACTTTACAGTTCCAAATTTACCTATTATATCATCAATATCTCTCATATATTGATCCTTAAGTTCTCTATCTCCAATTGGTTTAGCAGCAAAAGGTTTATTATCCTCAGTTTCCAGAATAAAGCAAAAATCTTCTTCTCTAAGACCATATTTATAGTCTATGATTTTGAATTCTTGTTCCATATATTCTTTAACCTTAATCATATCACTTCCTCTTTTACCAAACTGATAAGTACTGGTAGGTTTTCTTGCAACTAATCCTTCATATCCTTCAGCAACCCATTTATTATGAAGTTCTTGAATTTCTTTAAAGCTAGTTGTTTCTACATGTTCAAGTACTTTAATCTTTACAGAATCTTGAAATATTTCTTTAATTTCCTTTAAAACTTCTAATCTTTCTTCAAAAGTTTTTGTGGAATCTGCAATATCATAAATCCAATATTCTAGAATTTCACATCTATCTTCCCATTCTTTAAGTCTAGCTATACCACTAAGTTCTTGTAAATGATGCCCATGATTATAAAGCTCTCCATCAAGTATTACAGATGGATGTTTTGAAAAAAATTCTTTTAACTCTTTTCTTATTAAAGTAGTAGGAACATTATATTCTTTACCTCCTCTAGAGATAGCATGAATTTCTTCCTTACTCAATTGCATTAAACATCTTACACCATTTAATTTTCTACTACAGAATAATCTTTTATTTAGAACAGAAGTTTGACATTTATTAGCATCTTTAGCTAACATAGGCTTTAGAAATCCACTACTATCAGTCTTAACTGAAGGTACTAGAATATTCATTTCACTTTCACTAATATCCTTAAATGGAGTTTTAGATAAATCTGAAATTTTCTTATATCCTTTGTCTAGATATTTATTTATAATACTATTAAATTGAAGTTCAGCTTGTTCTAAAACTGTTCTTTTAGCTTTACCAACTTCAATAACTAATTCGGGTTGTTCTGTTTGTTTACCAAGATATTGTCCTGTAATTCTTTCTATCGTAAAGACATTACCTTCTTGTGAAAGTTTTGCCTGTACTTGTTGAACTTTATCTCTAGCATTCCTAGCTACTAGGTATATATTTTGTAAAATTACCATTATTTTTTACTACTTTTACTACAATTACTACAATAATTATAAACCCAACTTTTGATAGTAACTTTCTCAGAACCTCCCGATCCACAGAGTTCACAAGTGTCTCGACATTTTTCTTTTGTCTCTTTGATAATTTGTTTGAACTTTGGAGAGAAGTCTCCAATCACCTTTAATTCACCAAAACTGGATTTTATTTCTTTTATCTTGTTTTTATTTTGTAATCTAATTATGAAATTGGATAAAGGCTTAGGAAGCCATTTAATCCTAAGCTCTTTATCAAATTTTTGTAACATATTTTGAACATGGTTTTCCCATGTTTTTGGTACAGTTATGTTTCCTTTAAAAAAATAGTTATACTCCACTCGATCCATATCCATTTAACCCTCTATCAGTATCAACTAGGTAATCGACTTCTTCCCAAATTACTTTAGGAACTTTTTGAAGTACTAACTGAGCGATACGATCTCCATTTTTAATAATAAATTCATCTTGACTTGAATTATATAAGATAACTCCAATAGAATTTCTATATCCTTCATCAATAGTACCAGGCGAATTTAATACAAAAATACCTGACTTTAAAGCTAATCCAGATCTACTACGAACTTGAAATTCATAATCTTCAGGAAGAGCCACATAAATATCAGTAGGTATCAATACTCTAGTGCCTGGGGCTAATATTATATCTTCTTTTAAAGAAGCACAGATATCTAATCCTGAATCACTATTATGAGTATATTTAGGCAGTGGATTGCCAGATTTATTAATTATTTTTACTTTCTCTGTCATATGTCCTTGTTAATCCATACATTAAATCAATAAGTAGGAATGTTCTATTTATATTAATTTCATCTGAATAACGATATGTTTTACGTAATATTTTTGTAGAAAAATTTTTCCAGTTTAAATATTCTTCGTCTGAATCGAAGCTATAATACATCCACCAGTCTTCTCCTTCTATTTTAATATTTGCAAATACATATTCCATGTTTACTTTGTATTTATGTAACTCATAGTCTATAATTAATCTGAGACAATGTTTCTCACTAATTCTTCTAGCTATGCATATTAAATACCAGTCTTTTATCTTTCTTATTACTTTTTTCATATATTAACCGCATTTTGAATTACCGCAACTTTTACATATTTTGCAGCCATTCTCATAAACTATACTAGTTTCTCCACATTCAGAACAAACTTCATCAGTTTTTGTTCCATCTTCTATGAATGATTTTATAGCTCTGATAATTCCAAATTGCCATGAATTCAAAGTTTTATTGTTAAATTCTAGTTTTTCTATAATATTAACAATACTCTCTAATGGAGTTCCTTCTCTTAATAAAGCAGATACAAATCTTGCATAATTCCAATATTCCTTATTAAAAATTCTATTTAATCCTCCTAGAGTATTAGAATAACCATAGTTATCTACATATCTAAAATCATATCTAGATCTTTCTTCAGATGGAACCTTAATGATTACTCCTTCCTCTACATATGAAGGTATTGGAAAAGAATCTAAATCATTAATTCCTGTAAAAATTTCATAAGGTCTATTATTCTTTACTCCAACAAAAGCAATCCAACTCTTCTTTTCATTTTTAAATCTTAATACTTTACAAGGAAGTTCTAATGGTCTATCCTTAAGTCTATTATGTGTATCAACTTGTACAAGAATACCTGACCTACTTCCTGATCTATAAGTAGTAAGACCTTTTAAATTCATTTTATAACCTAACCTATATAATTGATCTACAGTATCTTTAGAAACATCTTCTGGAAGATTAACTGTAGAACTAATACTATGAGTAGTATACTTTTGTAAAATAGATTGAGTATCTATTCTTTGTTCAGGAGTTAAATCATTAGCTGTTTGTTTATACCAAGGAGATTCTGCATACAATTTATCTAAATTCTCAATAGATACATCTTGTAATTCTGTTTTATACTTTGCTTGATACCAATCTCTAAATTTAGGATGAATAACCATATAATTCTTAAATCCTACTCCATTTTGATCTATAAAATCAGGAATTTCTCCGGAATTACATTTTTTTCTTCTTTTATAATATAAAGAAAAGATTGGTTCACATCCTGAGGTAGTTCCTGCAAGAATACTAAGAGATCCAGTAGGAGCAATAGTACTTAAACTAATATTTCTACGACCATATTTTTGCATTCTAGCTACTTGCTCTGGATAAGTTTCTCGAATAAATTCATAAAAAGAATTATTACCTTCTTCAGATTTATTATATTCTAAAGCATTATCATATGCAGGAAAAGCTCCATTTATAATTGCTAAATCAATTGATGCATCTAATTCTGCTTGTAGTTTTATTTTCATCAATTTCTCAACTGCTTTTGCGTCACCATATGGAACACCCAAAGCAGCACAGTAATCTCCTAAAGCAGTTATACCAGTACCAGTTCTTCTTCCTCGTTGACCTATTTCATAAACCTTTTTCCATAATTCTGGTTCATCTCCAAAATCAATAATTCTTTGAATATGTTCTAATTCAATGTCAACTAGAGTATCAGCAATAATTTGAGCTTCATAGAATACTTGATAAGCTACACGCTCATTAAGATAAGCCCCGTCAGTAAAACGAAAATCTACAAGATTATAAACATTGATAGCTATTAATCTACAAGCATCATAGGAACTAAGAGGTATCTCACCGCAATTGGAAACATTTAGTCCTCCAGTCCAGTAAGTATGAGTTTTATTATCTACAGTTATGTCAAATACTTCTTCTGTACTTATAAATTCTTCAGAAATAACTTTAGCTACCTCTTTTCTTCCAGAATTTTTAGTATTAATAATGTTTTCTAACTTTTCTGTTTTATATTTCTGTACAAAACCTATAAGGTCATAAAACTTTTTTCTATCTGGTCCAATATTAATATCATAACTTTCCTTACATTCGTACTCTCCATTATTGAACTGAACTTTTTTAGTTTTATTAGTAGTAAAATAAGACGAGATTCCCAAAGAAGATAACATTATTTGCACTTGGTCTCTGAGTTTAGTAGAAGAAGTTTTTAATGTTACTCTTTTATCTACAACAGATCCATTTGCTGTATATAACCCTCTTAGAAAACCACATACTTTATCTTTATTACCAAAGACAAATCTTTCTGGAATTTCTCTAACAGGTAGTAAAGGAAGTTCTTCAGAAGTTATAGTTGTTTTAATTGTATAAGCAGTTGGTTTTAATTTTTCTCTGTGTTCTATTATATAATCAGCTACTTCAGAATCAAAATAATCTTGATCATTTTCTCCTATACATAAGAATATTAAATTGTTACTAGCTTTATGCACAGAACCATCTCCTATTACCAATCCATCCATTACATCTTGACTATCTATAATAGGTTTAAATTCTTCTGAATATTTAAGAGTGTCTATACTTTCAGCTTTTTGTACCTCTACTTTAACTCCTTTTTCAACTATTTTATGTTCTTTAGTACCAATAAACATTCCTCTAGTAGTTTGGTACTTATATACATCTTGTACTCCAGAAGATTGCTTATTAATTATTTTAGACCATCCTTCAGAACTCCAAATTTTATCTCCTATATTAATGTCTTTAAAAGTCTTAATTCCTTCAGGAGTTAAAACTGTTGCCCAAGAAGGTTGACATGGATTTGTAGATATAGCTCTATACTCTGGATATACACTAGCGGGATCATAATCTATAATATTATCCCAAAATAAAATTCCAGGCTCTGCTGATTTCCAATTAGATTCAATTATAGTTTCCCATAATTCTTTAGCTTTTACTCTTTTAATATATCCAGCTACATAAGGATTTTTATATAATTTATTATATTCCTTATACCCTTCATAATCTTCTAATGATATTTTAGTATCACAAGGAAATCTCAGAATATAATCTTCATCCTTTTCTACAGCATCCATAAAGTCTTTACTGACTTTTAAAGATATATTTGCTCCAGTAATTTTGGTTAAATCTCTTTTACAGACAGCAAATTCAGGAGAATCAGGATGTCTAATATCTAAAGATATCATTAATGCTCCACGTCTACCCTCTTGTCCCACAGTATTAGTAGTTTGACTAAATAATTCCATAAAAGGAACTACTCCGGTAGTTGTATTAGCAGCATTATTGACTTTAGCCCCTCTTGGTCTAAGTTCTGACATATCAGTTCCTACTCCTCCACGTCTTTTATAAATATTAGCCATTTGTTTAGCAGTTTCAAATATCTCTGAAATAGAGTCATCTGTTCCTACTACATAGCAATTACTTAAACTGACAGGCTTTCCTGTACCAATTCCAGCAAGCACTGAGCCTCCTGGAATTATATATTTAAAATCCTTAAATAGACTACCAATTAAATATTCATAAGATAATTCTAATCTTTCTTTACCATATCTTGATAACCTATCATCATATTTAAAGGTTTTATTAAAATTAGTAGTTAATCTATTAAAGAATTCTTCTAAACTTTCCCCATTATGTTGATATTTAGATTTCCAAACATCATAAGCAAGATCATCGTTTTTAAAGTATTCGCTCATTAATTAGTAACCCCCATTTTAATAACCTTAGAATCTACATCTGGACTTTCTTCCCATAGATCTTCTGGATATGCTTCGTCTTGTATTGAGTCTTCTAAAGACATTACAAAATCTGCTTTTGTTCTTTCAGAGTCAGGTGCAGTAGGATCATTATCTGTTGTTAAATTCTCTTGTTCCTCTTGTTCAGATTTTAATTTTAAGGCTAGCCAATTATTAAAATCAAATTGTGTTACTGTTTTTAGTAACATTTTACGAAGTTCGTTATTTGTAATTTCTGGATTATTTTTTATAGATTCTTTTCTTTGGTCAGAAATCATATACATACCAAAAGAAACTAAATCTCTTTCATCAAATAGTGTTACCATTTACTATAAATTATTAGTAATTATAAATTCATCTGTAAGAAGTAATTCATCTAATTCTTTCTCCCAATTTGGATTAGTTTCGCTCCATATTACTTTACTTTCTTCGCCATTTTTATCAACAAAAGTAATTAATGGTACATTTTTAGTTCCATTTCTAGTCAATATAGGTATTGCTAACTTTTTTTCTTTATTATGATTTAAACTATAAGTTTCTTTTTTGATATTATATTTTTCAACAACATCTAAAATAAACTTACAGTTATCGTCATAAACTACTCTAATTAATTGATACATTTAACATTTCAGATAACAAAAGAGTTTTGTCTGCTACATTCAAAATATCTCTTTTATCATGAGTAATTAACTCAGTAAAAGAGTTATAAATTTGAAATTTAGTAGGATCAATCCCTTCTGGAATATAATACTTGCTATCTGTATCAATGTATAAATCTTTGTAAGCTGTAATTGGAACTGATGAAGCCATCTGAACTTTGCCAAATCCTCTGTCGTCATATTTTCTAATTGTGAAATCTACCCAATCTCCCAACTGAATTTTAGAATCCTCTCTAGGCATATATTCATTCTTCATTTTCTCAATCATAACTCGCATATGGTTTTCTTTTTCTGCAAGTTCCTTTAATGCTCCATAATTGACAGGTGCATCAGGTTGCAATTCTTGGACAGTTAGCCAAGAAGGACTGAATACACAGAGATTTAAACAAGCCATGTTTAATGTACCTCTATATAATTTAGCTACAGGTTTACGAGCATCTAGACCATAAACTAGTCCGTAAACTTCTTTGTGATTATCTATTGTATATTTTTCTGGGAGTACTGCTTGTACCCAAACTCTGTTATATACCATATCTTTTGAGTCTTTTGTAACACTCATTTGATCAGCTTCTTTTACTTGAATTATAAATTCATCAGTAATTTTGCTCATCTTTTCAAAGAATGGTTCAACATAAGTTTTTGTAGGAAAATATTCTTTATTTTTAATTATTGTGCTTTTGCCATCTAGCAGTTCTTTTGCACTAATTTCCATTTTATTAATTTATACAGTGTTTATAAATATCTTTTATCATCTTATGTAGTTCAAATTTAGGATCAATCCAAATAATTTTAGATTCCAAATAGGATTTTATCTCAGAACTTAGGTGCTTCACTTTAGGATAACTTTTAGAAGGAGTTAGCCCACAAGAAGCAAATCTCTTATTCAGTTCTAAAATTAAGCTCTCTATTTCATCTGCAAAAAAATACCCGATATAGGATTCACTACTTACAATAAATGCTTTAAAATTATGATCAGGTAACAAATAGTTATAATGTAAAGCTTGACATACTTGAGAATATAGATCTGCTCCATAACCTCTTTTGCGAAACTTAGATTCATTAAGAACATTAAATATTTGTGTATTTTTAGAAGTTACATAAGCCCATTCCATTACTCCATCAGTTGCTGACCTAGAATTTGGAATACCTACTTTTACTGTTCTAATATTCATCATAGAAGACATCATAAAATAATTTTTAAGAGTATCTTCTACCTCTGATTCACACGCACATTTTGACAATTCTTCTTGAAGTTCTGTACCTTCAATTTCCATCAATTTGTCACTGGGGAATCTTTTCATTGCCATAATATCAATCTTTAATTATTCCATCAATTATATCACCTTGTTCATCTATAATAGTAAAGTCACAACACCATTTTGTGCTACCAAAATTTGCATGGATCCAATTACTTGAACCAAATAAACTACCAACAGATTTATACTTAAATAATTTTCCATAAGTAGTTGCACTTTGATGTAGATCTCCTTTAACTACTATAATTTCTCCAGATAGATTATGATGATAAATATATTCATTTAAATATAATTCAGTTTTATCATTTAATACTAAAGGAAAGTTTTTAAATTGATCTAAATTATCTTTACCATGAAGGTAAACAATTGTTTTATCACCAAGTTTAAAATGATCAATTGGTCGTACAGATATCTGACATTCAATACCAATAGTTTCTAACATGATAGATAGAGCGGTAATAATACTATGCTCATAATCTCCTCCATGATTAGAGTGACCTACTGAAAAGAATTTAAGTTTATTATAAGAAATGTTATCTTGAATAAATTTAAAGAATCCACTCATTTGTCTGAGTAATACTTGTCCTTGTTCTTTATTAGACATATTTTGAGGTAAAGTATGTGTAGAACCAGGTCTAGTAGTTGAGGCATTATAACCATCAATTGCATCTCCTAAATTTATAATAACAATTTCATCTAAATCAGTATAACTAGATAATTTAGTTAGGATTTTACTTAGTCTTCTATTAACTTCTTGTTCATCATATTGATTGTCATAAACACCTTCTTTAGAAACATATGCTCCAATATGCATATCACTTAGATATACTATAACAGATCTTTTACCATTAATGTTTTCTTTTACTACAAAATTTGTAGTTCCGGCATTACTTGTTAAATATTCTGCTTTAGAATATGAATCTTTTAATTTCTCGTGCTTAATTAATAGATCATTATATTTCTTCCTATATAAATTACCTTTCTCTTGTTCATATACTTTTATAAAGTCTACTTCTCTTTGTTGTACTAATAATTCAGATAATTCACTCGGAGATCTTTCATCTAATATATGCTGGGGAAATGGGGTTGAGGCTTTAGTTATATGAAAAGCTCTAAGTATCTTCTTAAAATCTGAAAGAGTATATGGAAAATCTCTGGATACAGTTCTTTGTGTAAGATTACATCCTAATGCAGAATAATTTCTATACATTAATTCCATCTGTTCTCTAGAAAGAGTTCCTTCTAAGGGTTTCTCATCTCTTTTATAAATTCTAAAAGAATATCCTGTTATTCTTCCATTTTCGTCTTTAATTGCTTCACCAATACTTCTATTATCGAATTCTTCATCTTGTGTTGCATCATACGATGCCATTTTAATATTTTCTTCTTTACTCATATTATTTTTTATAAGTTTTTACAAACCTTCTATTAATTTTTAGGGAATAAAAAAGGGTGAAAGATAATCTTCCACCCTAATAATTAGTTTTACTAATTAAATTAGTCTGCTATTCCAAAAATAAATTTTCCAATTTCTGCTGATTTAGAGGGAGTATATTCTCCATAAGCAGCAAACTTTTGTCCTTCTGTGATTTCCTTTACAATTTCAATCACATAGTTTTTTTTGTTTTGTTTGATCAAGTCTTTCATTAATTTGACAGCTTGGTCTTTCTTAGAAGCTCTACCTTCTACTTTACCAGAAGAAACTACTGTTACTTCAGGCACTTCAACATCATTACCTTCTTCATCCTTTTCGGTATGATATTTAACCTTAAGTTCAGCTTCTTTTACTTGATAAGTAGTTGTTGCTTTTCTTTTTCCTTTTGTTGCTTCATTGATAATCTTATAGGGTCTTTCTCTTGTGTCATCTGAAGCAGATTCTACTACTACGTAAGCACCATATGCTTTATTTTCTTTGGTATAGGCTTTCATGAACTCTTCTAATTTTTTTCCACCAAGAGGAGCACCTGCCTTTTTCCAAGATAATGTGGCATTTTTTAATCTTTCTAAATCTACATCAAAACCAGTTGTTTCTAAAGCCTTTTGTTTGCTATAACCTTGCGCTTCTGCAATTCTCATATTCATATTTACATAAAAAATTATTTAAAAATCATCTGTATCGTTATCATCATCTAATTGTAATACAAAGATAAGACATTTATGTTTTTGAAATTGCCTTAACTATGATATATTTAATCTATGCTTTCTAGAGTATCTTACAACCCTATTTTTGATTTTTTATATTTCTTGTCTAGATAATTCTTTTTCTCTGTAGGTTGCAGTACTTGATTAACTGCTTCGTCTACTACATAATCTAGAAGAAATATACAGATATAAATTTCCTTTAAATCTGCTAATGAACATTGTTCTGTTGCTGCGACTAATCCAGGTATTTGTTCTTCGGAAACTTGTTTAAATCTAAAAAATTCTTCTCGAGTTTTTTCTGAAGGATAATCAACTTCTATCTTAAGATCAAGTCTACTTGGTCTTAAAAATGTGTCAGGAATATCTTCAGTATTATTACTAGTTGCAATTACTATATGATGATTCACATGGAATTGACCATCTAAAAAATCTAGTAATTGTGTTTCTACGTCTTGATATTGTTCAATATCTTCTAAAATAGTTATAACAGGAGTATGTGGTTGAATTTTTCTGAATCCATACTTCATAAAATCCACATAATCTGATAGATTCTTTGTTCCATATACTTTAAATACTACTCCACCTTTTTTAATAAGTTCTTTACTAACCATATTAATTAAAGTAGTCTTACCTGTTCCTGCAAAACCTGTCAATAAAATTCCTCTTTTATGAATTAAATTCTTCTCTGCATATAAATCTTTCTTGTCCCAGAAAAGTTCTATTTCACTTAGTAAATCTTGAGTTATAGAATCTGTGAATACAAATAATTCATCAGTTTCTAATTCTATAGGTTTACAATGATATCCTCTATCATTAGTATAGTTTACCTGATAAATTCCTGGCGGAAGTTCTGGTACTATACTTATATCCGTTGAAGGAACATAAAAATCTTTATCTTTAACCCATAATGAGATTTTATCTTGTGATAAATCTGATGCTTCTTCTGGCACTTCGTGTACTTCTAAAAAATCTGTTAATTCTATTTCCATATGTTAAAACGGAGTCCAAGTTTCAAGTAACTCCTTTATTTTGTTTATAATATCTTTTGAATTTGTTAATCCACAAGGATCAAATTCTTTACAACTATAAGATAAATCGTCTACTATTAACGCTAAGTTCTCTATTGCTGTATAAAAGTGTGTTCCACTTTTTTCGCCTGTTATCTTAGTTAAAAATTCTAAGGTAGACAGTTTAGGATTTTTCTCCTTTAATTTTGTAGAAGTAAGAGCAACTAAAGCTATTAATATTAATTTTTCATTTAGTCTGACAGATGCTAAAGTTCCAAAACCAAAGCACCTAGTATATAAAAGAGATTTATCTTCATAAGATAAACTTTTTATTTGTTTTTCTAAATTACCTAATTCATTATTGTTCATTTGCAGCTAAAATTAATAATTTCTTAAAATCTTTTAATCCCTCGTCAATCCATTTCTTAGAAATTGGACATATTTTAGTTTTATAATCAGGAATCGTTTCTACTACTAAGATATTTGCTTTATAGTTAAACTTTTTATTGCCTTGATGATTCATAGCAGCTTGTAATAACCATAAATACATACCTATTTGTCTGTAATATTTATATTTTTCAAACGATCCTGGAATCCATACTTTTTGTCCGCTTTCATCAGTAATGTTATTACCCATAAAATATGCTGCTGGGCGACCAGATGATTTTAAATCATTAAGTACTATTGTATTCGTTTCACGATCTACAGTAAAATTATCTAATTTAGCTTTTACTTTTACAACTTTTTCTATGTCTCCAGTAATTCTAACTTCACATAAGATAGCATATTCATTAAAAGATTCTACAGGCTCTAATAATCCTTGAGGATACAAAGTGTCCATAAATTTTTTATTTTCAGATATACTCATCATACATTTGTTAAACTTATCTGTCATAACAGTAGACAAAAAAAGAGGAGTTTTTAATAGCTCCTCTTTATAATGTATTCTTTTTAGGTAAAAACCTAATGATTCTTTCATAGCAGTGTCTAATCTTTTCTTACTAAGTTTACCTTTGTAATAATCAGATGATTCTGAAGCTAAATTTATAGAATCTATAATATTATTTCCTTTTTGTCTAAAACTGTATACATTTTCGGCAAATAATCCCAATTTTCCAGAAGGTTTATTTATTTCTGGGACACAATATTCATTTGGTTGAAGTAACATAGAATGGATTGCACCACCTAATTCAAATGATTCTGAATAAGATGATTTAAACCCTTCTTTATATTTTTCAGAAGAACCTCCAGATTCAGGATCTAATAATCCTAATTTACTATTGCTAATATAGTCCGAATATTTCTCAGAGAAATAAATCTTGTCACTCATTTTCAATAATTGAATACTCTCAGGAATAACTTCCAAATAAACTTTCATATTTATCCTTTATTTCTTTATATTTTAAAGTATGAATTCTATACGGAGTGTCAATATGCTTATTGTGTGCTCTTGTTATAAGCAATGCAGGTAATCCTGATTTTATTGCCTTAATTACATTTGAATAAGAATCATCAATAAGTACATCACATTTACCTTTTATCATATCAGCTTTATTACCGTGTTGATAATACATTTGATATATTGGTTTTAAAGGAAAATCATTCTTCTTTAACCAATTTTTTGTGTATGTCTTACTATTAATTCTTTTCGTACAATAAATATGAGGTTCAAAATCCGTTCTTTCTAGCACTGGGAGATTTTCCCAAAAAGCTTTATTTCTTCTTAGCTTATAAACATTTCTAGTGATTTCATAATCATGTTTTTTAGGTTTACCATATTTATCAAAATACGGACCTAAAAAATTAGCTATGCAATCGTCTATATCACAAGCTATTTTTAACTCTTTTGTCATACTCATTAAATTCTTCTTTTATTATCTGTTTAATATTTTTAATGCCATTTTTTGAGGTGTTCATTTTGAATACATAATTCCAATCGCCATTTTCATATAAATTTAGCAATCCTTGAGAATCTAATTCTAGTTGTATCTTTTTTGTGCCATACCTTCTTTTGGCAATGCCCGTAGAGTCATAGTAGTATTCTTTATTTATTCTTAAAAGTATATGATGTATACCTAAATACTTTGTAAGATTTCTAGCTTGTTTATAATAAGCTGAAACACTATAATACGGTTCTTCTATAACAATTTTGTAAGGGATATTTCGTTTATCTAATTGCTTAGCTATTAAATAAGCATATAGACAACAACCTCCAGAATTTATATATTTATAATCCTTTAGTTTATATGAAATATTATTTAATGTAACCTTTACTTCATCCATTATATTTATATTTATCTTGTTTTTATTTTGCTGAATACACAGCCTGTTTATTGTAATCTATTATTAAGTTATTATCTTGAAAATAATCAGACCCTAATATACCTACTACATTATATCCTTGTCTACGTAAATTAATTATGACAGGAGATAAATCAGAAGTTGTAAAGACAACATAGTTACCATCTATTTCAGTATAAATAACTTTTGATTTTGTACTTACAACACCAGAAATACCAGTTAAAAGAATATTAATTTCACTGTCGTGTTCAAATAAATTTTCATTGCTTGAATACCATATACTATCAATAATTGACATATTAGCTCCAGAATCAATTATAAAAGACAATTTTTGTCCTTCTACAACTTTTTCTATTACTGGTATTTTTACTACATTACTAGGATTTTGAAAATAAGAAATATTATCTTTTTCTTTACTTGAACATCCTATTAATAATAGTAATAATATAAATATACTAATTTTTTTCATATTTTAGTTTTAAATATTCATAGAATAATTTTTTTGGGATAATAACATATTCTCCCGCACTAACACAATTAACTTCTCTCTTTTCCTGAGCATTCCAAAAAATTGCTAAAGGTCTATCCTTTCTTCCTACATCTGCATTTAGTTTCTTTACACTTGGATTAGTTTGTGTACTTTTACATTGTACATAAAAATCTAAAGTACTATTAGGATCTGCTATATCAATTTTAGCATCATCCAATTTTTTACTTTCTGATCTTGATGTGCACAACTCTACATCTCCAGTAATTTCTTTTAATTCATTAACTATCTTGCGTTCATAAGATGAACCCTTATTTTTTGCATATGCTCCAGTACGTTTTTTCTTTGGTTTTTCTTCGATGTTTGCTTCAACTTCTTCTGTTGATTCCTCTCACGTCACTTCTTTCTTATTTTTATCCATTAAATATATAAAAATATTTTGTTTTCTTAATAGTTTTATCTTTTAGTATTGATTTTAACTCTTCTTCTATCTCTAATCTTTGTATATAATTTGATTTTTTCCATAAATCACTTATATCTTTAGCATACTTTCTATTTATAAATATACAACGTATATTATATTCTTTTTTATATTTCTGAGCACCTTTAACACCTGCTAAATCATTATCATAAAAACAAACAATATCTGTAAAACTTTGTTTAAATTTATCAAATTTATTTTTACTTATTACTATTGTTTCTGAAATTGGAGCAACAGCATTTATATTAAGATTATATAAAGTCATTACATCCTTTTGAGATTTAGTAACAATAAGACTATTTCCTGTTCTTGGTAATTGTCTTACTCCTTGTATTAAAGATGAGGACCAGTTACTTAAAAATCTATATTTTAACTTTGTTGGCATATATATTCTCCAGAGTTCTTCATTTTTATTATTTTTTCCTCCATAATATCCATATATCGGAGACCTTTCTGATGAACTAGTAAAATAATTACCGTTTAAAAACACAGATTTTAAAGAAAAAACTTTAAACTTTTTTAATATCTCCAAAGAAATACCAAATCCTTCCCACCAATCCAGTTCTTTGTCAGCAAATTCTTTCAATTCAACTTGAATTATAGCAGATTTGGTTTCTTCTAGAATATTGTCAGTATACTGCATTTTTGGAGGATTTACCTCCATTTTAGAATAAGATATTAAACCAAAATCATTCGCTATTATTCGTAAAGATTGATAATAACTACATTGAAATATTTCCATTACTATAGTAGTCACATCTCCTGAAATTCCTGCAAAATCTTTAAAAATAAGATTTCCTTTGCTATTTTTATAGAAAGCACACGTAGGCTTAGTGTCTTTTCTAATAATAGATGGGCATACAAAGAGTCCCTTTTTGACAGGGACTCCTAAATAATGCTCCATTATAGTTTCTTGATTTATATGATTAAATAAGAATTCTTTAGTAATTTTTGGAGTAACTTCCAATTGATACTCCATTCAATTCTTACAATCCTGATACGTCAAAATCCATGTTTAAATCACTTGTATCTGCAGCTGGGAAATCCAAAGAACTATCCATTGCAGTAGGTTTTGCTGTAGCAGCATTATCTATTCTAGTTTTTTCATATGAAGTAAACCCAATAGCACTACCTACAAAATTATTTCTAATATAGGCTTTACCTTCTTGATTTAATCCAGTGAAAAATCCTGGAAATCTTGCATTACCTTTACTGTCAGTAATAAGTTTAATTTTAGTCGTTGCACCTTTTCCTTTGTTAAGTACAATAATTATATTATTTCTTAATTTATCCCAATCTTGACCACCAAGAGTTACTTTCCCATCATCAATTTTCTTACCTATTTCTGGAGTTACTGCATCAATAACGTGCTTAAGTAACAGCATCATAGATTCTACATTTGAAGGAGTAGGAAATGTACTTTCTTTTCCGTCTTTTTTAGTTTTGTTTTCTCCTCTATCAAAATCTTCTTTTCTAGGTTCAAAAATAGTATGTTCAAATTGTCCTAATTTATTAGAAAATTTTAATTTAAGAACTTTATAGACTTGAGTAGGGTCTTTTTTTCCTTGAATATCTTCAGAAACAACTCCGTCAAAAGTTACTTCATGAATTTCATTTCCATTTAATATTGGTTTATATGTAGATTGTGATGCTCCTGCAGTAATGTTAAAATTAAATCCGCTCATTTGTATTTCTTTTATTTATAGCTTAAATGTCAATTCATCTAGATCGTAAACTTCTTCATCATCTGTTAGTAACAATGGTTCTACTGTTTTGGCAACCTCTATAGCTTCTTCAATTGATTCAGTTACTTTAGTTTCTCCAACAGCAATTAATTTCCATATATTATCTTGGTATTCTTTTATGTAAAATTCGTCTCCAAATTCAGCTAATACCATATTTTGATTTCCTTTGTAAGAAATCGTTTGAGATTTAGTCATTTTATTTCCTGTACCTTCCTCATTAAATGCTAAGTCAGTACCTATTACTGGAAATAACTTCTTATCTCCTTGTTCATATTTAATAACTATTCGATCACCAGCTTCTAAATTCATATCAGTCATAGCTCGATTATTAAATATCAATTTTCCTTCTTCTCGAACGATAAGTACTCTATCTTCGAGTTCTTTAACTACATCCTTTTTTCTAGTTGTTGTAGTTTTCTTTTTTACTTCACCTTCAACTTGAGTCTTTACATTAGTGACATCACCTGTTTCTGTCTCAAAGTCAAACATAACTGTTACAGATCTAATCATTATTCCTCGTTATATTTATCAATTTGCTCTATCACAAACTGAAGATCATTATCAATATAAAAATCTTGAAAACATCCCATTGGTGTTTTAGCAGTTGTAGTACCATCAGATTGAGTTATAAACTTATGTTCAATATTTCCATCCACATCTTTTACAAGTTCAGTAAATAAAACATAAGTAAAAAGACCTTCTAAAGTAATCATATTGTCTAACATTTTCCCAATTGTCTTTATTTTATAACTAGGATTTATCGCGTCTCCTGTATTTTCACTATGAGTCAATACACATACTTTTAAATCATCTCTCATATTCATAGCTTCTTTAAGCACAGAATAAAAATTAGATGCAATTTGTGTAAATTTGTCGTCAATCATGTTAATCTGTATATAAATATACAATTCTCTATATTTCTATAGAGTTCAGACTATATCTTATTTTTATTATTTTTTATTAAATTCTTTCCTTGTTTGTCCTTTTGGAATAGATAGAGCTTCTAATGGTTCCCAATTATGCTTATTAATTCTATTATTAACTAATTTAAAATCAATATTATAGATTTCACACCATTCTTTCATAGACTTGGACTCTTCCCCTATAGTAATTAACTTACTAAAAGGATCTTTTTGAATTGCTTCTTCAAAAGTTAATCCGCTTCTATAAATTCTTTGGTATAATGTTGTATATTTTATACCAAATTCTTTTGCCCAATCTTTTAAAACCATAGTTTTACCATTATATGTAACATAATCATTAAATGAGCTTCTATTTTTAACTTGAGTCGTAATATTAGCCCATATACAATTATCTTTACTATAATCTTTTAAATTATCTATTCTTTCCAATGTATATCCTTCTGGACATTTTCCCATATCATAGAAAAATTGTTCAAAAGAATTAATCCATTCTTCACAAACTTGTATATTATTCTCCTTATAATTTCCTTTTGTAGTGGATGGAGAATAACATCTGGATTTCATCGCTTTCCAGCGTTTATATTCCAACATTTTTGATTTCCCTTTAATTTTTTCCATAGCAATTTTTATAAATTATTATTTACAAAGATAGCTAATAAAAAATAATAAAAATCTAACCATTTCCAAAAAGTAATATTATTTACTTAATGTACTCCCCTTCACGGAGATAGTCGTTGAACTTTCTTCATATCTACAAATATGAAGCTTAGCTGCGGATTGTCCAATCTTTTTCTTTTTTACTTTACCAAATACATTACTATTTGCCCTATAATACATTACTGTCTATAGTTAGTAGAAAAAGCTCTAAGGATATTCCCGTCAATTAGATTAGTTTGGGCACGTTAGCACCCTTTTTCAGCACTTCTATCCATAGCTTCAAAACTCATAAGGTACTGAGCATCTTCTAAAACCACGGTTTTAATCTCTGGTCTAGTTTTATCTATAACTTTTAACACTTGAGCTATTTTGGCTACATCAGAAGTATTATAAAGATTTCCAGAAAACTTTTTTGTTTCTGGATCTTGTTTCAATAATGTATAATTCTTCTTAAAACCTTTAAAAGGAAGTGCTTTTCCAGCTACATTAATTATAAAAGTTGTTTTAGGGTCTAAATTTCTAAGTGATGTGCTTTTTCCAGACCCTGAAGCACCCACTACAGCTATTAAATCAGCCATTTATTAAAATTTAAAAACATTATCATTTTCAATTTCATCTAATGTGTT